TTTTCTATGAGGCCACTACCTGTTAGTGTTAGAGTTCCAGAAAGTTTCGTATTAGTGGCTTCTATCTCATCAACAACAATCTTATTAAATGTGCTAATGTCATTTGTTCCGTCATGGTACTGTGCTATCTTCTGCCCCATTTTATGCCTCCTCAGAAGCTTCTAGAATTACGATTAAGTCGTCCTTTGTCTTAGCTTCCGAAATATCAAGTCCTTTCTCAGTTGCGATGGCTGTTAGTATAACTTTTGTCTTAGAGCTATAATCAGTATCATCTTCTGTGCTTTCGTCTGCGTCTGGTTCAACGATTGGCTCTAGAAACATAGGGTATTTTTTTAGAAAAATCTTAAGTGTTCTTTTAGCGTCTGAAATAATTAGATCCTTTCTCTTTGTTCCCTCGAAGTCGCCCATAGTGCACCATCCCTTTAGGTCTTTTTGTCCTTTTGGAGCGCCATCACTAGCACCAATTTCATAATCAAAATCTCTTTCTTTAAATTCACCAGATGCAAGCCAGTTCAAACGTGCAAAGTGTTCTTTAACATTAGCTAGAGTCATTATAATTGTGTATTAGAAATCAAAGCAACATACTTAGGCCTTACTAATAGAGTGATTCCGTTAGTTCCTACCCTTAGCTTTCTTCCAATCTGGTCCTCCGTAATTATGCTTGTCTTTAGTCCTGAAAATTCTTTATAGATCGCTGCCCTTTCTAGGTTTGCAACCATAGCGTAATCAGCTGTGACATTTTCAGAAACAATAACTTGTTTACTATCGAATACAAGCAACTGCTTATTCTCCACAAGTTGACTAGAGAACCCCGGAATACTAGAGCCTTTAGTAGTTACTAACCAGTCTTTCAAAGACTTGTGGTCCTTTGCGCTTAAGTAAATCTTCAATGTTGGTGTTTTCTTAGTCTGTTCTCTGATTAACTGCTCTGCCTCTGTTACGTCTGCGTATGGGTTTTGTCCGCTTGCTGCGTCCCATGCTGCAACACTAGTAACATCATTTATTAATGTAGGTGATTGGCTCTCACTAACAACATCCCAAACGTCTCCGTCTCGGTCAAAGGCGACTGCGCCAGTTAAGTCTTCAGCTGTGTTCATCCAGATTTGTACGTCTGAATCTGTCTCATCTTCCATGTCTATCATTTCAGAATCAAGTAAATACTTCTTAGTATAAGATGTGTTTCTAGTCCATGTCTGACGAAGTACAAAAGGTCTAGCTCCGTAAGGAATGTTAGAAATCTTTGCTGGGGTAGTAGTTGTCAAATAACCAGAAGTTTTCTGATACCATCTGATTTGACGGCTAGATGTGCTTTCAAATTTGCATTCGTTCTTAAAAATAGTTGCTTCCTCAAGCATATCCTTAGATGCCTTATCAATATCAAGTCCTCGAATTAATGCCTGTCCGTTTGCGTCTGCCATTATGCTAAGTTAACTGCGAAAGGATTTAGTTCATAGAAAAATCGCGATCCGCTTCCTGCTGTTTGTAGACAAGTACCTACAATATTCTCGCTACCGACATCTGCATCAACTAATCGGTTAGCCGAAGATGTCGCTGAATCTGTGATAAGTGCCTTTCCGAAAGTTACTCCCGCAACTCCTGCAACGGCGCTAAAAATACCACCTCTATATATAGAAACTGAAGGGCTTGCTTCTGCTGCTGTAACCTCAGTATGTACAACACCTGCGACAATATCAGTATCTCCATTAGAAATAGTCGCTGTCATAGTATTAGTCATCTCACACATAGCGCCTTTTTCCAAAGCCTCAGCTGTGGATTTCGTAAATGTGATTGGTAAGTGTGTCTCGATTTGTAGGATGTGTTCATCTGCCATAAAAACTGTTAGAATTCCTACTATTTAAACTTTTCCCATGCGGGCTTACTAGACCTTTTCATACGACCGAGAGATTTAGCGGTAGCGCTCGAGGGAATGAAAAGAATAACGGCTCACTTTGGCGGCTTAATCTTTGTTTGGCAAAATGCGAGAAATGCCTTTTGTACCTTTAGTGTTAGTTTCTTCTGCTTAATATTCATCTTACATCCTGCGATGAATTTCTTGTGAACTTCTCTCGCTGACATCTTCATTTCATCCTTAGATTTCTTAATGCTTCCTTTGAGTTGTTTGATGTACGCTTTCCCTTCCTCTGCTTGATGCCACCAGATTGCTTCCTCTTCGTTTTCAGAAATTAGCGTTCCTTTTCCCAGATCAATTACCAAATTCAGTCCTCCCCTGTGCCATCTCTCTATCTATTCTTTGCCTGTATTCTTTAGGTGTCTCTTCTTTTGGCTTCTCTGGTATCTGTCCTGCATCGGACCTTCCGCCCTTTGCAATCTTTGCCCTTAACTGCTCTCCTCTCAATAATTCAGCTTCAACTTTATCATTAGCTTCTTTTAATTCGTTATAATTATCTGTTACTTTTTCAACATCCGTTTTTTCTGGTGCTGGTGTTTCAGTTGTTTCTTCTTCCATGTAATACTTAGATACTTAGTCTTTATAAACTTTTCTATGCCCTTCTAATTCTGTTCTTGTTTTCTTGTATGGCTAGCTCTGCCGCATCTGCGTTCGCTAGAATTATACTTCTGAATGGCCATAGGGTCGGGTTAATCATCGTCGCTGTTCTGATGAAGTTTCTTGCTTTTTCTACGAATGCGTCTCCTTCATCGATTTTATCTAAGGCTGCCTGTTTGCTTAATGTTCCGAATGTTACGTCATCTGCCAAGTCCCTTGTATAAATTCCCATAGTTCCTATTATATTATCTGAGGCTAACCATGTTATAATCCCCGAACCAAAGACAGTCGCCCCGACGAATTTTCCTAAAGCTGATTTCATAAACGTTGTCATTGGTTTTGCTAGTTCTGCGAACTTTCCTCCTGCTGTTTGGATTACCTTTGGAGAAACGCTTGTTACTGCTGCACTTGCTAGAAATTGTTGATATGCTGGTAACTCCGTGTAAGGAACTCTTCCCTCTCTTCTTGCGTTTGCCTCTGCAATTTTTGCTGATGTCCCTATAGGCATTTCTATTTCTCGAGTGAATCCTGTTTCGTCTGTTTGTGTGATTGTTTCTGTTAAGTATTTCTCTTCGACTGGCTTCTTAGTTATTGTTGGGATGCTTCCGCTTTCTTCTATTAAATCTCTCTTATCCGTTGGCGCTTCTTCTGTTACAACCTCATCAGCCTCTTTTAGTCTCTCTTTCTCTTTCCCAATATCAAAACTTCGTTGTGCTGTGGCCTTAACGTCTGCCTCTTTTTCTTTTGCCTCAACGTCTCCCGCAAACTTAGGGTCCTTCTTTAGTGATCTCTGTCTAAGTTCTTCTCTTGCTGGGTCGCTTGCCTTTAACTTATTCTCGGGTCTTTTGGGTGGGGCCTTCTTTACTTTCGATGGAGCATCCACTAGTTTCCCTTTCTTTCTTATTTTTTTTACTTTTGCCATTATCCTAGTGCTGCCATAACTACTGGCATTGCTTCCCCTCCGAATTTTAGTGTCATAATTCCTGCGGTGTACCACATTAATCTTTCAAATCTATACATCTTCTTTTTCAATACTCCTATATCTTCACATTTTTTCATTGTCCCTCCCCTGCTGTCGTTTCCGATGAGTCTATGTTTTGCGGTCCGTCTTTTGCTTTGTCTGATAATAATTCGTTTTCAAGTGATGCTGGAAATTCTAATTCTATAGCTAATCCTAATTGCATCCCGACTTGTTCTTCTACGAAAAGTTGTTCTTCCTCGATGTTCTGCTGAAATGCTAGATATGCGATTTTTGCTGAGGCTTCGGTAAATTCCCCACTTCCGCCCAGAATGATTTGAGGGAGTTGAACCGCTTCGTAAAAATAATCTCCTTGTGAGTCAATCCATGTTAATGGGTTAAGCGTTGCGTTTGGGGAAACTGATAATATCTCTGACTCCGAAGAATCAAAAGGCTCATAAACGTTTTGTCCTGTTCCTGTTGCCCCATCTTGCTTTGCCTTGTATGCTGCAATCTCTGTTGGGTCGTCTGTCTTTAATCTGAATTTCCACTGAGGCTTTACGAATCTATGCATTACAGTTCGGTAATCACTTATTGCTTCGTTTCTTGCTAGAATGATATTTTCTATACTGTCAATGACTGATGTTCCATGCACTTGGTCTGCCACTCTATTTCGTGATAAATGGAAGATTTCTTCTGATTCAAATTCCATGGCTTTGCCTTCTTTTCCGTCGGCTGTTTGAACTTTGTATTTTACAATTATCCCTTGTTTATTTGTCCCAATACTCACTTTTCCAGTATTGAGCGGTTTTACGTTTGTTAATATTCCCTTATCATCTCTGATTATTTCAGCGTAAGAATCCCCGCCGATGTAATAGGTTCTTATCATGTTTTCTAAAATTGTGTTGAAGGTGTCTTTTCCAATTCCTCGAATTGTATCAATAATAAATCTTGTATCTGTATCTGTCTTCAATCCCTTCCCCATTACCCATGTTGCCTTGGCGTTGATTGCTGCGTGAAGTTCTGCGATCTGTTGTGAATAGCCATACTGCTGTTTCCATTTGTCGTTGGTCCACCAGCTGATTTTTTGGTTAGAAGTTCCGTCTGTGTCTTCTGATTGTACTGTGAAGTCTCTGTTGTCGCTTGTTAAAGTCCCGACCTCCATTGTGTTAATGTTGTTTTCTGCCATTTTATAGTTGAATCTTTATAGGTAACTGCATTATTAAAGTTGACGGAACTGCTCCGCTTACGTCCCAGCCCGTAGTTCTGCCTTTTGGGTCATGCGCAAAGGCCGCTGATGCCGGCGATGCCCCCCCGCTCGCCCACAGCTCCACAGTTAACCTTAGTATGTCTCCCCTCTTAAAACTCGTCTGAGGGATGTCTAGGTCTATTGCAAGCATGGTGTAGCCTGTCCCCAAACTTACGCTTAAAACTCTGCTAATGTTTGTTACAATGTCTGTCTCGACTGATGCGGATTCTTTACGGAGTACTGCGACCACGTGCGCCGTTGTTGTTCCCCCTGTTCTCGTTGCTGAGATTGGGACGTTTAAAACTGTTTTTCCAACAATGGTTAATGGGTTGTTAATTTCAACGTCGTAATCTATGTCAAGTCTTTTAGCATCTGCTGATATTCCAATGTTTCCTGTATTTGAAACAATCGTGTCTGAATAAAAGGTCTGGTCTGATAAAATCGTTGTGTCTACCGTGTCTCCAGCGTAGAAGTTTTTAATCCCTGTTCCGGATGCTATATCGAATGCATCAAAACTAGCGATAACCCGCTCTCGTTCGTTTCTAAAGAATGGTGGCAATGTCATATTCCCGCCCTCCTTATCATAGAACCAATGTCTGGGAGTCCTGAGTCTCTTCGTTGATTAAAGGGGACTGACTTCCCCGCCAATAATGACTGCTCTCCTATGTCAAGGCCAAAACTCATAACCCGCCCAATCAATCGGCCGAATCTTCCGACACGGTTATCCCGATCTATTATAATTTCAATCTCTAACCCTTCAATTCTACTCTTTAGCCAATCTCTAGAATCAACCCCTCCCTCTTCGTTTAACTCTGGAGCGGCAATCGCTGCGATTCTCACTGGAAAGTCAAAGTCTCTGAATGGGGCGCTTACTCTGATGGTGTCCCCATCGGTGACCTTAATTACTTTCGCCCTAAAGTCTGCCACGATCTGTTTATGAGGTGATTGAAAATAATACATTTGCATTTGAGGATTAGTTAACTCTGGGAATGCGTCAAAATCATGTGCCATTATGCGTTTTTAACGAATCTTTGAACTTGAATCTCTCGAAGAACTCCTAAGGCTCTTAGGTAAGAGTCCCTTAACATATCAAGCATCGTTGTTGCCTCCAATCTAGATGTATAACCGCTCATGTCATAACTAATAACGTACATAGCGGCTAGATTTGAAGCCGCTTCTTTTAATACCGCCTTAACGTCTGCGTCTAATGTTGTGTAAATATCAGACCAATTAACTCTGGTTAATGCGTTGATCTCTGATTCTGCTTGTGTTGTGAAGTCATCGATATATGTTTCTGTGTTTGATACTGCTGAAGCGTTCGCTCCTGCCTTTCTGCTTACTTCGGCGACTGTGCAAAAAATTCCCGTTGCCATTATTTACCACTCCTATTCACTTCAATTAATAATCTCATAAGTTGAATACATTCGGTTTTACTTAATACTGAATATTTTCCTTGTATATCAGTCAACATTGTAACTAGTTCCTCAATTTCCATAGTTTTAACAAAATGCCATAATATTTAATCCTTTGCATTTTTGACACCAATAGCCTCTCTTGGCCGCTTCTACCAAATGGTCGT